TCAAGCCCCCCATCTAATTCCCGACAGAAGCTTGTAGAGGCCAGCCAGCGCCAACGCCCCCACAACTGTGTTGATCACCTTGCCTTTGACGCTGGACGTTCCTTTTCGCAGATCACGCAGAAAGTGCATGTCTTTCTGCGCTTCGATGGTGTTCTCGATATCGACGCCGAGCGCCTTGAGCACTTCTTGAGCAGCCTCCCGGCCGCCTTCTTTGCCGCCTTCACGGGCGATTTCCCGCATCTGATCTTCGTTCATTGCACGCCCCCTGCGTAGCCCTGTTTGATTTCGTCGAACCACCGGCTGCACCGCAACACGCGGGCATTGGCACGGCCAAGCGCCTGGTCTGTCCGGATCAGGGCAATGTCCAGCGGCTCCCCGACCCGAACGCCGGACGCTTCTTTCCGCCTGCAGTCCTCCGGATAGCCCGGCAACTCTTTCGAGGCTTCCACCTGCGCCGAGAGTGCGGCGGCCCTTCGCAACCGCTCGTCATTGGTTGCGCAAGCGCTCAAAAAGATCAGGCTGCAAAGTGCAGCCATCCCCAACGGTCGAAACATAGTGTTCCAACTCCTGTGCTGCGGCTTCCGCTTCCGCGTTGGCCTGATCGATAAGGGAGAGGAAACGCCGGTTTGCCCGTTCCGTGACAACCTTCCGGCGTTTCAGTTCTTCAAGCTGCACCCGGGCTGCGGTCAATTCCGCGTCGGCCACATACTCGACAACGGCCCGGCGAACCGCGCTCAACTTGTCGAACTTGTGCCAAACAGAAAAGCCGCCCAGAACGGCGGCAATGGCGAGGGCAGCACACGCGGTGCGGCTTTGGAGTATCCAGGCGACCATCGGCATTACCGCAGCCCTTCCAGGCAAAGCGAATGCTCGGCCGCGCGGCGGTTCACAAGTCCCCAGATCGTCCGGCCGCCTGCCTTGTTGAACCATTTGGCCGCGTTACAGGCGCCGCGCACGTCCCCGGCATCGAGACGCTTGCGCGCAGTCGACCGGCAAAAGCCCCCGACCCCAATGTTGTAGGTGAGGCTGACAAACGCGACATAGGACTTTGCGGGAATGGCATCCGGCCGCTTGAGGCACTTTCTCATTCCGGCTTCATGCCGCTGCAACGAGGCCAACAGCATTGCGTCACACTCGGCCTGTGTGTGCTTGTCTCCAAGCTTGACGCCGAGCGTTTCGCCGTAACAGACGGTTGGAACGCCTACAACGTCCCGGTATGCCGTCAGGCGCAGACCTTCCCAGGCACCAACCAACGCAATCGCAGCCGCGCCGATGCCGCCGACAAGGCGGGTTTTACGTCCCATCGTTCATGTTCCTTTGTGCGAGAAGCCGGGCGACGAACGCGGCCGACACGGTGAACGCCGACAGGGCAGCGAGTAAGCCCGGCGCAATGAAGTCGCCCAGAAAGGGCAACGCTACTTCCGCGCCAGAGAGCAGCGCAGCAAGCAGCATAAGGCGCACGCTCCAAGCCCTTTGCAGGACTGCGCGCCAGTCTGAAACCAGTTTCATTGGAGTGCCTTTCAGGCATAAAAAAACCGCCTCAAGGGCGGTGCATGTTTCATGCTGGTCGATCCGGTCAGAGCTGCAAGGAACTCTGCCAAAGCGTGTCAACTTCTTCAGGCGTGAACCCGAGGGTTGCGGAAAGAGACACGACAAGCGGGTGCGTTCGGTTGAACTCCGCCGCATACTCCCATTCAACTTGCGCCTTTTCACGTTCGGTAGGGTCGGCGCTGGCCGCAATCGCCGCTTCCACTTGAGAAAGAGAACGTCCGGACTGAAGAAGGCCAAGACGGAATTGCCGAGCGGTCAACGAAGGCAGCTGTTCGCGAAGCTCTTCGGGCGTCGGCGGCACCCATGCAGGTACAGCATTGCCGGCATCAAGCCAGTTGCGAACGGCCATCCTCACCAAATTTTCGTGCGAAAGGTCTTTTGGCTCTTGATAGACAGGCTTGCCTTTCAGTGCGGCCTCGCCAACAGAATATGCCACCTCCCAAGCTCTCAACCGCTGCGAATATTCGTCCCAGGCCTTATTCACCTGCTTTTGAAAAGCAGCCTTTTGCGCTTCTGTCTTTGGATTAATACCATAGGGGATCTCTTCAATTCCCCCATCGGGCCACTGAACCCGAAGCTTTATGATTGCACTCAGTTGCTGAACGTCTGTCACTGTGTGGTCAGTATCTGCGTGGGCTTCGAAGCCAAGGATTTGGAGAATTTCCATTATGCCACCCGCTGGAAAATTTGGTTCTGATTGCTGTAGCTACGACCACGAGCGCGCCAGGTTCCGGACAATGCAGAGCCGGAACTCATCGAAAAATCGTACTGGTCGAAGCGCCGAACGGTGTAAGCCGCGTTTATGGTCGTGTTAGACGTGCCGTGTGCAACAAGCACCATTGTGCCAATCGGATAGTTTGTTTCACCCGATGAGCTTCCGTCATAGACCAATCCAACCTTGTGAATGCCGCCGTCGTTCTCTTCAGCAACGAGTGCGTTCGCACTGTCGTCCCATCCCAAAAGACGGTCTGCACCGCCGCTGTTCGCATCTTTGAAAACGATCCAGGCGTCGCCGCTATTGTCCGTGTTCACGTAAACGTAGCCGGTGGCGTAGACGTGACCGTTGACGGTCAGGCTACCGCTGATCGTGCCCCCGATGTCAGACCGCAGAAGCTGGCCCGACGTCAGACCGCCGACGGTCCCGGCGTCGTAGCTGGTTGATCCTTGTGGCCCTTCCGGACCAGTTGCACCAACAGGCCCCACATCCCCCTTGGCCGCAAGCAGTCCCCAATCATCCGGAGATACACTCGGGTTCTGACCGATGCTCACCCGCAACGAGATATACGAAGATCCGTTGTAGGTGACCGTTTCGTCAGAATTGTAAGTTTCGCCCGAAGTCCAGACACCGCGATAGCTCAACCCGGGATCGCCCTGCGGTCCTTGCGGACCTTCCGCCCCCGTCGGCCCTTGTGCGCCGACATCGCCTTTCGGGCCTTGGATGCCTTCCGGACCTTGCACGCCCTGCGGGCCTTCCGGACCCTGAATGCCCTGCAACCCCTGCAGGCCGCGTTCTCCTTTTGCCGCAACAATGTCCCACTCTGCGGCAGCGGTATCTTCCGGGGTGATGCCGATATGAGCCGCCACGCAGATGAAGTAAGACCCGTCATGGCTGACCGTATCCCGCTCAACGTAAGCGGTTGCCACGTTCCACGTTCCACGGTGGTTCAGCCCGACAGGACCGGCCGGGCCTTGAATGCCCTGCGGCCCCTGCAAGCCCTGCGGCCCACGACCAAAGTTGACGCCCGTCGACCAGGCACCGACCGCGTTGGAGAGCTTCCAATAAACAATCCCGGCCTCGGTATCGAGAAAGGACGTGTCTTTGGGTTCGGCGTCATAGGCCGCCCGGTCGGCCGTCAAGCCGGTGTAATCGGGATCAAAGGATTTCCCAATCGGCCCCTCTGGTCCCTGCGGGCCTTGCGGTCCAATCGGTCCTTGTGAGCCAGTCGGACCGGATGGCCCTTCAGGACCGCGCGGGCCTTCCGGACCTTGATAGCCGGTTGGGCCTCGCGGACCTTCATAGCCGAGCGGGCCGCGTTCCCCCTGTGGTCCTTGCGGACCGGCAGGGCCTTGCGGACCGGACGGACCCGTGGGGCCTTGGTTGCCGACCGGGCCTTTCGGCCCTTGTGCGCCTGGCAGTGAGGCGATTTCAAGAACCTGCTGAAGCGTCGGCAAGTCCTGATTATCGGCCGCATCAAGCGCGTTGATCATCCGCCGGCCTTTCAGGTCAAAGCCGCCGTTGACCTCGATCAGCGCCCGGGTGGCGACCGACTGCATGTTGATCGCCGTCCGGTCCATGGCGCGTTCCATGACCGCCGGGTCAATCTCACCACCCGCCAGGCTGTAAGGCTGATCGTATTTGCTCACCAGCAGAACCGTCAGCGTTTCGCCTGCCTGCAATGCGCTGGCATCAAAGAGCACGGTACCGGTGCCGAAGTTGCCGCCGGTAAAGTGCCAGTTGCCCGGGCTTTGCTGATACTGCCAAACAGTAATCACGCCGGTTGCAGTCCGGTGCGATACCTGCAGGTTGTTCTGGTCGACAAACTGGAAAGGCAAGTCGACACGATCCGTCACGCCGTCGCCCGTGATCTGGGCGCGGCCTTCGGTCAAGGCTGCTACTGTCATGGAGTTCCCTGGTAAAATTTGAGATCAGAAATTGAGCCACGGTCACATTGGCGGCTCGAAAAGGCTCTCGCCGGATTGAGTCTGTTACGTTTATCCGCCAGATCCTTCTGGAAATCTTGTAACTGCAGGTGTCAGCAACTCTCTCAAGGTCTGGCTGCCGAGGTCTTTCCCTTCCCAATCAGGAAACTGCCGGTCAAAAGCCTCCTCCAGATTGTGCGCAGAACCAGAATCATTGCCTTTCGCCAGCGTCTCCGCGGCGTCCTCAGGACTCAGGCCATAGCCTTTTGTCAAAAGGGTCCACTTTTCAAACCTGTCGACAAGATTGCGTTCTCTTTTTGCCAACACCGCCGACTGCGGTGCCAACGCCAGAACCTTTGCGAGGTTTTCGTACGCTCGTAAAATGACCTCGGGTTCGTTGCTCCGCGTTCCCTTGCTCAAGGCGGCGGCATAACTCTCCGGAACAACGCCCTTCGTTTCCACAATCTTGAGTGCAAGTGTGTCCCGGTCGATTTCGCCATTTTCCAGAAAGGTGAACGCCCGGTTCGCGTTCTTCTGGCGCTGCGGTCCCCGATCCCCTTCTTCAGAAGACAAGAGCCAATTCGCAGCTTCAATGTTCGCGATATGCTCCTTTTTTGCCACTTCAAGCTGGCCGATCAGTCGTGTTTTCTGCCTTGGGTCGAGCAAGCCGTTTGCTTCGATCTCGGATTTGTCGAACTGGCCAAAACTCGCCTCGATGCGGCGTTCGATCTTGCCAACTTCCCCAGCAGCAATCGCCGCTCTGCTTTTAACGGCATTTGCCTGCATTCGGCCCAGTGTTTCACCAGGCAGCAGTTTCAGCCGTTCTGCCAGAACCTGGCTTTCGTCCGCAAACGCCTCCGGCCTGTCGGGGCCATTGACGGTCTCACCTACCCGTTCGAGCTCATTTCCTAAACCTTCCGGTCCTGCAAACTCTCGCCTTGCAAGTTCGTCGCCGATTGCTGGTAGCAGTTCTTCAAGCGGTCTTGTCTCAGCCCACGACTCTGCCAGTGTCTCGCTTATTTTCGCATAGGCTGCCTTTTTGCCTTCGGCCGGCAAGGGAGCAGCCGACAGCAACGTTCTTGCCTGTTCGAATGCTTCTTCGAGACCATCCGGGTTCTCGCGCACCTCTGATGCCAGCCGGATACCTTCTTCTTCCAAACCCTGCTGGAAATAGCGTTCGTTTTCCCCCGCCTCAATTGCAGCAAAGCCGTTGATATAGCGGTCACGCTGCGCCTCCACGTGGCGGTTGAACGCGTCTCTTGAACCTGCAGGCAGTTCCTTGAGCGCCTGCTCTCTAGACTTTTCAAGATGAGCCATCATGGCCTCGGTGAAGCCGAAGCCGCCTGGTTGCGCCTGCTGCTGTTCCTCCGCAGTCCTTTCTTTCAACCTGGCGTCAAATTCCCGTTGAGCCATTTGAACTTGAAAGTCCTCAATTCGCCTGCGTCTTTGAGCAGCAGTCTCGGCAAGATCACCGAAAGCCCCTGCCAAACGGCGGATTTGTTGTCCCAGCCCTGCCGCAGCTTCTCCAACCGCAGTGTCAGCGACAACTTGCGGACTACCAACGCCCGGAAGGCTGTCGGCACCATTGAATTTCTGCAATCTCGCCATTGATCAGAACCGTTTTGTCTCTAGAATTTGAAAGCACCGTTGTAGGCAGCATTGCCAAGCGTCGTGAAAGCCTGGGTAACACCACCAAGCATGGCACCGGTGGCGTTGATACGCCCCGCGCGGCGGCTCGAATGTGCCCGCTCCCGGGCCGTTTTCGCCTCGAAGGTCAGATTGTCCCGCTTGCCTTCCGCGCCATACCGAATTGCCTCGATGCTTTGTGCCGCTTCAAAGGCATTGTCGTTCGCGACGTCATTCAGCGAACCGGTTTGCGATAGCCCGCGTTCGGCTCCGGCAGCCCGGTTGAAGCCGAGTGCCCTTTCGTATTTGTCCAGGGTTCGTTTTCGCTCAAAAGAAGCCTGGGTCTGGTTGACCGCCTTCTGGCGGTCGGCCAGTTCTGCACGGCGCTCTTCCGCCTTTGCCTGGGCATCTGCCTGCTGGCGCGCGCCCTGCGCTTGCACGGCGCCGCCGGCCAGCGATCCCGCAACGGAGACCGCAGCCAATATTGCTGGGTGACACATGAATTAAGGCTCCGCGTCTCGGCCGAAATTGACGGCCAGGATGGTGCAGGGTTTGCCGCCGCTGGCTGCCAGCGTAAGCTGCCCCCCGTCTTCCCATCGCGTTTCTATTGGCTGGTCGAGCACCCCAGTGCGCAAGGGCGCCGGCTCTCCGGCAGGATCTCCCGCACGGTAATAGATCAGCTCGTCCAGAAAGGTTTCGTCTGACCCGGCCTTCAGGGTTCCGGTGTTCAGAACCGCGATGCTGCAATTGTCCACGCGCATCTTGCGGCCCATGGCTGAGCCATCCTGAGCATTAACGGGAAACGGCAAGGTCTTCGCCCTCGCCGAAACATTCAGCCCGACCAGGATCTTTTCCGCTGTCTGGCCATTCGGCAGGCTCGCTTCTCCGGCGGTCACAGTTGCCGGATAGTCGGTCCCATCGGCATAAAGGATCACCTCTTCGCCTTCCAGATGCTGAAGTCCCGAGACCGTGTTTGCCGGCAGGCCTTCGTAGCGCGCGCCGCAATCGAGATGCCACGCATCCTCGATTGCACCGCCCGGAAACGGCCGCTGCATGATTTCGATGTACCGCCGCACCTGTCCGTCGATGGTCCGTTTCACGATCATCCAGACGGTGTCCGCTCCAGCGCCCGAAAGGTCTGCCATACATTCCACCACACCACCGAAATCGTGGCGCTGCATGCCATAAACCTGCTGCTGGCGTTCATAGGTGAAGCCGATCCCGAGGCCTTTCTGGTCCCACTGCCAGATGATGCTATCGGGATATTGCTGGTAGCAGGCCCCGGAAATCCCATCCTGAAACAGATGCGACTGCACCTCGCTCACCGCCTGAGACACCCGGCCATCGGAGCCGAAGTCATAGGCCATTTCGCGCATGTCGGTTCCATAAGGGCCGTAGTAGATCAGCACCGACCCCACCTTGATCGGGCTGACGTCATTGGCGCCGAAATTCGTTTCAGGCTTCTGGTCGACATTCTCCGGCCCGTAAGGGTCCTGATCGGTCGCCTTGCCGACGGCACGCACCGCGCGGGTCGTGCCGACAATCAGGTCGTTATCGTCGACCAGCCACTGGATCCGGTTCACCTGTCCGGAAAGAATGCCCGCGGTCACCGCGTCGGATACCTTCAGAACATGGGAAACGGAAAAGTTGGTGAAGTCCTCCGTCTGGCTTTCCCATATCTTCTGTGGTTCCTCGCTGGTGCCCGCGAAGGCGAGACGGTTCTTGTGCCAGCCGATCGTTTCCGGCCATCCCGTCGTGCCGGACCATGCCCCCAACCGCCAGATGCTTTGCGCCTTCGTGTCCTGCAGTGCCTGACCGAACAGCTGCACCTTGACAGAGGTTGCCGACTGGCGGCTGTGGATCCGGAACCAGCGCCAGAACCCGTCCGACCCGCGAAACCGGATATGCCGCCCGACGTCAGACGCCTGAAAGCCGGCACCGCCATTGATGCCACCTGTCCCTGAAGCCGTCAGCGTGAACGGGCTCTGGTCGTTGCCAGCCTGGTGAAACACCAGTTGCCCGATGGCGGAATTGTCCGAAGCAGATCCGCCTCCTTGCGTGAAGCTCAGCCGGTAATGAGTAAAGGCGGTTTCGTTGTGAAAATCATATTCCCGCCATTCGTTGGAGGCCCAGGTATCCTGACCGTCCTGCGTATCCAGAATTGTCCAGTCGGAGCCGTTGTTCGACGCCTCAATGTTCCACTGCCAGGGCATGTCGTCGTTCTGGCTGTTGTCGTTCGGCGCCTGCAGCATGTAGGCGTCGATCACGACGCTGCTGGGGAACTGGTATTGCACCCAACCCGTTGCGCCGGATGAAAGCACTGTCTTGCCCTCCGACCGGCTGAACACCTGCCACGCGGATGCGCTGCCGTTGGAGGCCGATACCACCCCGCTCGGGGCTGTGTTCGACGTCATTTTGGGAACAGCATTGCCCGTGCCGGTCGGTTTCAGGTTCGTCGGCGAGATATTGACGTCCAGATAAGGCCCATCCCTGAACGACATCGGTTCGATCGCCCAGGAAAGCTCTGACAATCGCATGAGGGCCTGCGGTGCAACGCCACCACCTGCGATGAACAGCGTGTCGGTCGACTGCACGAATTTCAGCCGTGGCAAAACCTCGGAGGAATAGGGTGTCGCCACTTCAACAGTGCCGACCCGCCCCTCGCTGGTGAATATTCGAAACATGTGGTCGCCGAACTCAAGCATGTAATATTGACCGTTTCCGAACTCGAACGGGATCAACCAGCCTTGCCGACTGCTGTCCTTGAGTTCCGCAATGAATTTGGTGCCGCCGCGACGGCGCAGGCCGCCGCGTTTCAGCGTCAGAAAATTCCGGCATTCGGCCAGGGAGGACCGGAACAGTTCCAGGTCCGAACGATAGATCAGTTCCGGGTCGAGTTCGCCCCGGCTGAATGTGGCTTGAAGGTGATAGCTCATCTGTTTGCAATGATATCCAGGTCAATCATGGGCAGTGGCGTGCCCTGCAGGGCGTCGGACGTTCCGGCCTGGTCGAAGGCTTCCCGCGCCGCCTGGCGCAAGGCTTCCGCACGGCTGTTTTTTCCGGTGATCGAATGGGCGCAGCCCGCCGCCAGAAACAGGGCGAACCCGTTCACGAACAGCGGGGCGAATTCGGCCTCCCGCACCACCCGGCGCACATGGCGGAGCGGAAACGGCGGCGGATGATCCGACATGATGCGCTGGCCCACCACTTCGAAGGGAATGATCGTCCCTCCCGGCGATCCGCCAACACTCTGCTGCGGAATGCGAAGCGTGTCGGCCGGCAGCTTGTACTGGTAGGCCCAGCGAAACGGCGGTTTTTCGGTTTCCGCAGGCAGGTTCACCAGCTCGATGGCAAAGTCCCAGTCGTGCATGGCCAAATAGGCATCCCGGTGCGCTGCATAATGGTTCCTGAACCAGCGCGACGCCACGGAGGAAAAATCGAAGTCGCGGATGGGCGCTTCCTTCAGATGCGCAAGCGCAAGGTTCGCCATCTCAACGGCTGTGTTGACGGTTCCCGACATGAAATAGTTTCCTTGAAAGGGTCAGGCGGCGGCAAGGTCGCCGGCTTTGGCCTCATAGGCAGCAAGCGCCTGAACAGCCTCGTATTTGTTGGCGGCTTTTACGCCGGCATAATCCGCGGCCATGGCCTGCTGGGTCTTCCAGTGCTCCTTGCGCCAGCCTTTGGGCAGCGGCTTTTCGGCCTGTGGCTGCCTTGCTGCCCTTTGCTTGCGGTTCCAGTCCGCGGCCAGCGCATCCGCCAGGTGTTCCTGCCGCTTTTCGACCTCGGTTTTGGCCGGGGCGCAACGGGCAAGAAAATCGGCTTCGTGTTGTTCTTCCAGGCGCTGGAGATGCCGCAAGCGGCGCATGATGATCTCGTCCATGTCTGGCCTCTTTTTCGAGAAAATGAAAAAGGGCGGCAAACGCCGCCCGAAGAAGTTTGGCAGGCCCTGACTTGATCAGGCCCATGAGGGGTCGAACCGACCAAACAAAAAGCCCGCAGGAAAGGCTACGGGCAGAAACGTCGATCGGTGGCAAAAACGTTGGGGTGGATGTCTGCGGTCGCTCGCCTCCAGACTGCCCGCTGGGTACGCCGTCAGATGTTCACCTTCAGGCAGGCCAGCTTCACGTTCTTGCGGTTGTATTTCCGGTCCCAGTTGGCCGCGTTGCGCAGTTCGGCCAGGCTCGCCCCCTGGGATTTGGCAAGAGAGGACGCCGTAAAGTCCATTCCGGCCGGATGGATCAGCTCGAAACGGCGGGTGGTCAGATAGTCGGCACCGCCGCCGTCGCCAATATCCGGATCACGGGTGATTTCGGTGCCTTCGTTGCCGTAGATCGTCGAGCGGCTCGGCACTTCGTCGATATGCATGAAAGCGCCCGGTGCGAACAGGAAGCAGGAATATTCGTCCGAATTGGCACCCGCCGTCACCGGCATCATTTCCGAATGAACCACCATCATCCCGGCATAATAAGGCACCTCGAACGGCGCTTCGGAAGGTTTCTTGAACTCGATCTTTTCGTCGTCCAGAAGCGTGCCATAGACGAAGCTGTGCATGGCGATCACGCGCAGGTCGTCCAGGTTTTCACCCATGGTCAGCCGGGCCCGGTTGATCGCCTGATAGCTGATGCGGTTGGCAGCCGTCGGCGAACCGACATCGGAATAGATGGAATAGACCATGTCGCCGCTGTCATTGGCGACATTATCGGCGATCACGCCTTCAGCCGTCGCAATGATGCGCTCTTCCTTGCGGCGTCCCCAGTAAGCGCTGATCCGCTCCGCCACCCGGTTCATGGCGCTGTCGCCCCGGCCCGTTGCGGCATAGCTTGCCACCGTCTTGGCACCGTATTTCTTGGCCAGGCGGTGCTTGTAGGCCTTCATGTCACTGGCGGTGATCTTGCTGACACCGATCTTGTTGTCGCTGTCATCGATCACCGTCGGCTCGGCATCATCGAGGTCTTCCCAGTACGGCACTTCAATCTGGTTGCCACCGGCCTTGAAGCGCTTGCCGATTTCCGGTGCCGGACCGGCCAGAATGCCGGATTTTTCCAGCATGATCAGCTTGGCCGGCTTGTTCTCCGCCATATAGGGGGTAAACACACGCGGGACGACGATGTCAGAAATTTGAGATGTCATTGAATTTCCTTGGGTTTGTGTAAGAGATCAAGTTTGAGCAAGAGGCAAACGAAGCGAGCCATCGCGAACCATTCGGTCACGCCTTCAAAATCGTTTGTTTCACGCTGCGTTTGCCTATTGGGGTGAGAAACAAAAAACCCGGCGCAAGGCCGGGGTATCGGAGCAGCAAATTCGTCTTCGAGTAACGTTGACATAGAACGCACTTAGCCTCGGGCCCCTCAGACCAGGAACAATTCGGGGTCCCGGCCCGCAGCGAGGATAAGTTTACGGGCGACAGCCGGATTACGGTCCAGCATTTCAGCTTGTTTCTTGAGATCAGACCGCTTCACGTCGAACGGATTTGCTCCATTTTGAAGCCTTACTCCGGACCATCCATCAGTCCAGGGTGTCACGTACGTTTTCGTTCCGGGTTTGCTCAGTCCCAGAATTTCCCGCGCCTGCTGTCTCGCCTCCTCAGCGAATTCGACACGTCGAAATACGTCTGTGCAGGCCAAAAGGCCTGCACACTGAAATTGAAATTGATAAAGGGGTGGAATTTGACCATGCGCTTCGCTCGGAAGCCAACCGCGAAGGCAGAGGCACGGCAGTTAGCTGGTTCCGCCTTGCTCATCAGAACAGCCGGAAGTCAGACCGGGCCCATACCGTGAACTTCAAAGCCGTTTCACCGTCCGGGAACCGGCCACACGCCCCCCGGACGAGTGATCTGCAATTTGGTTTATCAGGTCAATAACCGCAGTAGATCAGTCGTTCGAAGATACACTCTCGAATGCAAGTCCCGCAGGCCGCATGAAAACCAGAGCCTGCATCTCCAGGCACTGAAGCTGCTCGGCAGAACCGGGTTCGGCGCCGGAATAAACAACCATGGTGTTTTGCTGTGTACCGTCGTCAAACGACGCGTAATCGAATTGAGACGTGCAGGCCGTATTCAACAATGCTTTGCGATAGAAAAACTCCGCATCACGAAAACGCTCGATCGGGGGGCCGAGTTCAACGATGACACCGCCAGCTCTCATCAATTGATAAACAGAGGTACCTATCGCATGGAAAAAATCCCCATCCGGATCGAGCACTTTTCTGATGTCTCCTTTATAGAGGTCAGCGCCCGGCACGACATCCTTTGTCAAATCAACACTGAGCAAGGTGATCGTATTATTTGTCTGGTAATCTACAATATTTACGGGAATGCTATAATAATCCTCTCGACCATAAGGAAGATGTGTCACCTCGTGGCCTGGAATATCCGGAAACTGCTCCGCATTCTGTTCGATTTCCTCGGGCGAAAAGCCCAGATAGACCACACGGACATCCTCCGCGACCTGCACCTTGAACATTGCGGGATCGAGGCTTGAATTGACATAGCCCTCTATTTCAGACCGAAGAACTTCAGGTTGCTGTTCCCACGGGATGACAGCACCGTCCGCGGCCAGGCAAACCGACGGCAGAGCAATAACCCCCGACACTTTCAGAATTGCCCCAAAGCCCTTGATAAAGCGAAAGGTGTTCAATTTCATTCCGGATCCCTTTATATATCATCGCTCTCGAAGAAAGGCATCGAGTTGCTGAACAATCAGAATATGTTCATTATTTGTTCCTGATCAACCCTTAATTGAAATTGGCACGAAAACCTCTTCCGAAACCGGCGGACACGATCATCTGGGGTACCCGCAAAGGGTTGTTTTCCAAAAGATTCGATTGTTGCCTGTGGGCCGGATTACCGATCTTGACAGATTTGCATATGCGGTCTCAAGTTATGCTTGTGTTGCCGCCAAGCGCGCCTGAGGATCAGGCAACCCAAGGTTTTTAGCTGCGATATAGACATTGCGAGTGAATTCGTTGACGAGATTTTTCATTAAGTTTATCGCCGCATATCTACTGGTATTTCTTTCCGTTAACGAATTAAAAGCAAAGGAAAATTTCTGCACAGAAGAGTGGATACCTTACGATTTCACAATGATCGACGACCTACTCTTGATAAATCGCGCTTATCACAGCGCAAGATGCCAAAAATTAGAGGGAAAAACCTTTGTGTGCCGCGAGAAGTGGCCTAGCTCTGACGATGTCAGTGTTTATCAGGTACACGCAGAAGTACTGGAAACCGGCGACCTGGCCTTCTGGTCCACCGACGTTGATCCATCCAGCGAACCGTGGATCATTCCCAGGTGTGAGGAACTCACCGGGTAACAGGGTTTCGCTCACCACTGGCTTTCTTCGCGTGTTGCACCATGCGGGTTGAGCACAAGATCTGCCAGACCAACAATCGAAAACCGGCACCAAACGCGATTTGCGCTCATCCTCGCCGCGGCAACTTGAAAAGTCAGCTTGTTACAACCCGAACAACCGCGGTTCCCGCCCAGCTGCGACGATCATCTGCCGTGCTAGCAAGGGATTACTCTCCAGAAGTTGATCTTGTTCTCGAAGGTCAGATTTCTCAAGAAAAAACGGGTTTTGGTTCGATCGCCTTAGTGTTTTTTCTGAACTTGCCATCCCGACATTCGGACTTTTCGAACCAGAGGGAGCTCTGCGAGACATCGGTTGCATTGGCTTGCGGGACGGAACAGGAACCATGAAGGGAGCAGGCACCATTTGCTCTCTGGGAACAGGACTCTTCTGAAATGGCTTTTGTTCGATCTCGCGATTTAAATCAAAAACTTTCCCTTCAGGACCGTTGAGATCATGTTACCCAGAATATTTCCCCTTTCGAAGGTCTTCGATCGAATAACCCCTTTCTAGGGCAGGCCACGCTCTCTCATAAAAGTCCCTGGTTTTTTGTTCTGCAATGTCTCCATAATAATTGTTTTTCTGTAATTCTTCATTGAAGATGTCAGCGATCTCTCCCTGAACAATTACTTTCTCAAAATATCCGAATACACTTTCTTTCAATCTTTCGGGAAGAATAGAACGATTGTAAAATTCCGTCCTCAGCTTGTTTATTCGTTCCTTAAACTCACCAATCTGTTTGCTATCGACTGGCAAATCGTAAAGCCGGTTAAGGTATTGCGAACGCATGTATTCCAACGAACCTTCGTCGACCAGATTACCGGGGTTGCCTTCGCGAATGAAAGGTACAAACCCATTCTTTTTATTCGGAAAATCACCTTTTCGAAGATTGTTTCCACGCCGGTACAAATCGAAAACTGTTTCAACCTCGTTGTCATTCAGATTTTTCATTCAGTTTTGCTGCCTATTTTCTAACATCACATATAATCGATTTTGGCCAACCCGAATTCGTCAGGTATTCGTCTCTTTCGAAATCCGCACCAACGAGTTCAAGAATTTTTGGGAAGTTGTTTAGATCAACGCCTAGTTGCTCCGCATAACTGAGGAGCCGAACAACATTCAGGTACCCAGAGTCAAGATTCTTGTCGAGTTCCAGATAATTCAGAAATCTTTCCTGATTTTCAGAGATATACAACTGAGTTGAATACGCATTCCCCTCGATCATTGAATATTCAATATATCCGCCGATGTAGATACGATTGAGCAAACTTACAATTGTGTCTTCATTCGACTTTCTTAAGATTTCCGGATTGTCTTTGGAATTGTTGATGGAGAAATTTTCTTCCAACTGGTACACGGCGTCGCAACTTGGCCGGTCATCGCGCCCCTCTACAGTCAATAACGCCAGATAAAATCTGGCCTGCATCGGGCATACGTCGAGATTTTCTTCCGCATACTGGCTTGCCTGTTGGAATTTTCCGTCCGCCATCAATCCAGTTATGGTTTTGACCATATCCATATTGTTTACACAGGCGTAGGAAACAGTAGCTCCAAGGCTTGTCGCGGCCAAAATTGTTGCACCAGCAATAATAAGTCTTCTTAGTCTTGCAAAACGACGCACTGTCGGCTCCCTTCTCAATCACTTCGAATTTTTACCTGGCAAAATCTCTGCCTAGGATCCAATTTGTTCATGATTTGTTCGGAAGTCAACTAAGAAGTGTATGAGAAAAATTCACCTACCAAACAAAGCAAACCTTCCTGCGAACTACGGCTTCATGAAAACCAAGCCTTAAACCAGTTTGTGGCCATCACTATCAGACTTCGCTACAGCCCGAACAACCGTGGATCCCGCCCCGCCGCGACGATCATCTGCCGTGCCCGCAAGGGGCTGTTTTCCAGAAGATCCGACTGCTGCCTGAGGTCCGGATTGCCGGTCTCGAAGGGATTGCCCCCCTCCCCACCCGCGCCGAAACCGTTCAGGCCGTCTTCCGAAAAGGCGCTGTCGTGGATGAAGGCGAGCAGCTTCACCGCCACGGGGTCTGTCACCTGCTGCAAACCGTCGCTGCCTGCCGTGGTCAAGGCGCCTTTTTCCGCAAACCATCCTGTCAGGTCCACCCCGGCCGTCTTCAGGGTGCTCAGCGCCCGGTCGGCCTTGGCAATGGCGTTCTGATAGCCGTCGCTGTCCGGTTCGCCATATTCCCTGACCAGAGACATGTGCGCGGCCTCGGCGGCCTCGCCCTGTTTCTGCGCTGCGTCAAAAGCCGCTTCCTCATGGGCGGAAAACTGCTCTGCCATCTTGCCCACCCACCGGTCGTGCAGCTTCTGCGCTGCCTCAGGGTGAAGCCCCGCCTCCTTGAACCAGTCTCCGGCTTCCTGCGCAAAGGCCTGGTCGTAGGGAAAGTTTTCCGGCAGCGTCTCGGGCATCTTAAAGCGATAGCCGTCCTTCGGCGTCCAGCGGCTGGAAACATCGGCATAAAAGGCCGCCTGCTCCTCGCTGCCGGCATCCTCGCCCGGAACCCGCAGCGCCCCGGACAGTCTGTCTTCCAGCGAGCGATAGCTTTCCAGAATGCCGGCGGTATCGCGCCAGCCATAGCTGGCGGCCATGTCCCGGTCGGCATCGCTCAGGCCGTCGATGAAACCTCCCCCCTCCGAAGGGTAATACCCCATACCATCGTGTCCAGAACCGTCTTGCCCGCCGGCCTCCGGTCCTGCCGCCGGGTCGATCGCGTCGTACATCGTCAATATTCCTCGTCAGTTTCGAACTCGGGCAGCATTTCCAGCCGGGCGGCTTCCTGCAGCGCGGCGTGCTCTTCCGGCGGAATGCGGATCATCGACAGGATGCGGGCATAAAGTGCCTTGCGCCCGTCCAGATAACCGCCCGCCCTCGGCTCCAGGTTCACCGGCGGCGCCTGGTAGATGCCGCATTCGGCGGCCAGGTCCGCCAGCACGATTTCGCCGTCCGGACACAAAAAAACGGACCGATAGGCCCGTTCCAGCATTCCAGCCCGCTCCCGGCGCCGCCGGGCGGCTCGTTTGAGGCTACGCCAGACCATCCAGCCCTCCTTCGCCGCCCAGGGCCTGCAGAAGCGGCGCCCCGTCGCGGGCGATCCGCGCCATGCTTTCGCCGGTCGCAAGCTGCTGCTGTTGCTGCTGCTCGGCCGCCCGTTCCTGCCGAAGCGCCTCCACCTCTTCCGGCCGCCGCCTCAGCTTGGCGGGAAGCCCCAGCGCGCGGCGGGTCAGGTCGTATTCGGCTTCCCGGTCGTGCAGATCCAGAATGGAGGGATCGGCCCCCGCTGCGATGCCGAGATACTCCTGGAAGCCCATGATCGCCTCGAAATGCCCGGCCTCGCGCATCTGGTCGATGGGCGCCGTCGGCGTCAGGGTCACATCGCCCTCCAGCACGCTTTGCGGCGGGGTAAGGGGCGAACCGGGGGCAAAAGCGCCCCTCCGGCCCAGAATGCCGATCTCACGTTCGAACAAGGCCTCGTTTCCGGCCATGATGTTGGTGGAGAACGGCCCGATCATGTCGGCCATTTCCTTGCGGCGGATATTGGCTTCCGTTGCCGTGCGGCCATTGCCTTCCAGCAGCGTCTGCCACAGGTCGCCATAAAGCCCCACCCGCAGCTTCTCGCGGATGGTCTCGATCTGCGCATCCGCCGCCCCCGGGTTCACCGTGTCAATCATCGGCCGGAACAGCGGCCGGCCCTGCTCGTCGATCAGCCCGGGGTTGATCCGGCCGGGGTTGAGGTCAAGCTGGCGCTCCTGCGCATGGGTGGCGATCGGCGGGCGCACCGCCTGCGAACTGGCAATCAGCCCGTCTCGTGCCAGGCTCTGCAGGCTCTTGATGTCGCTCATCAGCTTTGCCTGCGGCGGCGAGCCATAGGGCGACAGCCCGTCCCGGTCCCACCGGCTGATCACCAGCGGATATTCGAAGAAGCCGCCCCGCCGGCAGATATGCCCGCTGTCTTCCTCGAAGTGGATGCTCTCGAACCGCGATTTCCTGGTGTCGGTTGCCTGGGCGTGACCGCCTTCGCGCACAAAGCAGGCATGCACGAAAGTGTAGTCCGTGTTCTTGCGCTTCGCGTCGGCCGCGTCTTCCTTCACCTTGGGCGACACATTGCCGGCGTATTCCTTCACCGCCTGCCACGCCTTCAGCGTGCGCACCCGAAAGAACCCGCAATCGTTGCCCTGGGCATCGATGACCAGGTAAATCTCGTAAAGCGGCACATAGCGGTAATGAACCGGCGTGCGGATATCCGCCAGGCTGTCCTCGTTTTCGACCGGAAACAGCACACCCGTCCCCAGTTTCACGGTGGACAGCAGGCGCGAGCGGTTGGCCAGCGCAAAGCCGGAACGTCCCGAATACCGCACACGAAACAGGTGATCGCGCACCAGTTCGAAAAACTCCTCGTCCGCCTGGCTGGGCGCCGGCGCAAACGGATCGCCGAAACCGACCCCATGCCAGGGAAAGCCTTCGGGCATGGTCAGCGAGCCGATGCCGGAAGCAAGCCTGTCCAGCAGCCAGACAGCGGTCGGGTCGTACAGCTTGCGCGACCGGTCCCGGGCGGCAGACCCGCGCAGGGCGCTCATGCCATCCCGGGCGCTCACGCCGCCGGGCCGGTTGAAGGCCCGCTCCATGTCCGGCGCCGTATAGGTGACATAGTCCTGCCAGTCCGCCTCCACCCATTGGCGCTCCGCCCGGGTCGATTGCAACTCGGTTTTCAGATCGTCGACAACTCCCATCACGCACGCCCCAAAAGTGTGACACCGGGCCGCGAGGCACTGCCGTAATCGGCAACGCCCAACGGGCCGGTCAGGTTGGTGGCCCGGGTGTTATAGGCGGCGGCCCGGCGCCGGCGCCCGTTTTCCTGCAGGTTGCGCGCCTGCCGCTGCGGGTCGGGTTCGCGCGGCGGCGGCGGTGTCGGTTCCGGGTCCGGCTGCTTGGAGCCTCCCCCACCAAACATGCACATGGGTGGTCCCTTTCTCTCAATGTCTTGAAAACGTGTAATCGGCGCCGCCTGCCGGCACGGCGGCAGCGCCTCAAGGCCGGTCCGCGCAAGCGGCCGGAAAAAGATCGAACGGACGTATCCGGCTGCGCCAAGGCGTTCCTGCCGGCCAAGCCGCAATTTTCCAAAGTACCGGTATGAGGTCTGTTTTAGCCCTGTTTTGACGAAGCGTCCAGCAAGGCCAGATGTCTGAACCTGTTGTTCAGACACGCATTTCCGGAAAGCTCTTGCCACTCAAAGGCTTTTTGAAGCTTCCCGGTTGTGCGCCCGAGGCGGTGTTTTTCACCGCGCCCCGGAGGAAGCTCCATCCACCGGCGCAGCTTTACCGGGCGCTGCGGCAGCCAGCGCCGCCGGAATGTTTCCAGCCGGTGCGGCAGGGGCCTGCCGCGCGGCCCGCCTGCTGTTGTTTGGGATGTGCGCCTGCCACGCCCTGTCCCGAACCCGGCCGACATTTGCCTGAAAGTCTTCCGTCAGCAAATGGCGCTGTCCGGTCTCGTCGTCATAGGTCAATGTCATGCGCGGGCCGTAGCCGTCCTCGTCCGCCGGGGCCTGCTGCCTGTCCCGGCCGGTCTTGTCATTTGGCATCAGATGCCATTTCGCGGCGCGCACACCCTGTGCTTTCAGCAGGTCCTCAACGTCCTTGCGCACGTAACCATGGCCGTCTTTTTCAAGATCCGGATAGGCTGTCTCGACCGGATATTTCAATACGGTTCCTGCCGCCTCCGGCGCGAAGGCCGAAAGACCCCACATCTGCTTGAACCGGTAAATCGCATAGTCCCTGGCAGCCTCCTTGTGGCCGCCCAGTTCGACATAGCTTTGCCTGAACAGCCTTTCGTAATCCGCAAGCGCTTCCGCCTCTTCGGCGGCAGTTCTGCCGATCTGCCGATATCGGTCATAGGAACTTTTCCGGGCCAGATCAGCAGATGCAGCCAAACCGGCCGAGGCGTCAGCAACATCGGCCGCCGTTGTGGCACTCACGCCGTCCAGCTTGCCGGTGCCCACTTCGGCCCCAACTGCGCCGGCTCCAGACACGCTGCCCTCAGACACGCCGTTTTGGCGCGCCTCCTCAAAACCAGGGGCCAGAATGGCGGAAGAGCCTGGCAGAACCGGCTTCTCGCCCAATGGCACTTGCCCGCCATCCATCAGGATGGTTTCAGAAGAAAGACTGCCGTCCTCCAGCCGCGGTGCCGTAAGCGGCGCATCTGTCGCCGCCACCGGGGCCGCCGACAACAGTTGCCTGACCTGTCCCCGGTGCAGCTCTGCGTCTCTCGTCAGGGTGTCAGTCAATTCTTCGCGTGTTGCGCCGCGGTTTGCGGCCTGCTCCACGGCTCCGCCGGCCTCAAGCGCGTTCTGTATCCCCTGCAGCGCCTGCAAGGCCTCTTCCTCACCCTCGCTGCCGGCAAACGCCCAGTCGATTGCGCTGCCCACCGCGCCTGTCAGCGCGTCCCGGCCATAAACGTAAGCGCCAAATGCCTCCGATCCTTCGACGGTTGTAGCAATTTCGGCCATTTTCCGGATCACCAGGTTGTCCGGATAGGCTTCGCCATAAAGCTGGGTCAAGGCGATAATGTCGTCCAGATTGCCCAGAACGTCCCAGGCCTTTTTCAGCGGCCCGACAGGCGTCAGCGAAACGGCCAGGTCGAGGCCCGCCTCCGCCGCCATGGACTTCAGATCGTCCTCTGTAAACTCCAGCCCCAGCTCTCTTGCCGCCTGCGCAAACGGTATGTTCCGCTCGTCCGCACGTGCCTGAACCTTGTTGAATATCACCGGCGCGGCAAGGCCAAGAACGAAAACCGGCGCGCCGTTCTTGACCAACTTCTTAAACCGCTTGCCAACGTTGAGTTCAATCGGTCGGTGAGCGTTCTTAATCTCGAGCGCTGCCTCGAAGCTTTCAGGAATCTTCGGGTGACTTTGCTCTAGATTGTGAAAAGCACCAAATTTTTGGCTAGTCGAGTTCGCTGCGTGAACAATTGTGTCGTGCTGTTGCGGTGTCAGCGGTACATCCGGATGGGTGAGCATCGAGATCATCAGGGATTTGAAACTCATCCGTCTGAATTTCATGCGCTCAAGTGCATTGTCGGCATTGAATTTGTTATCTAGAAAAGCACCGTCCGCACTAATAACGAGAAAATCGTACTTCTCTCTGTTGTTTCTATTCAGCATGAACTGCCGGACATCCATATCCCAGCCTTCATACCCCCCTCTGGACGAGTTTCGCCTATTATCCGGATCGAATTTCTTCTTGGCCCGCTCGGATTTCACCTCGGATGCTGTGAGGATCTTGTTGTTGTAAGTTCTTTTTTTCAACCAGCCATCGAAATGCGGCAGATATTCAATCGCAATATTGTTTGTGAGTTCTGTTGTTCCAACGCTTGGTACATAGAGAACCTTGTCGCCCAATCCAGCAACGGCATCAAGAACAGAAAATACTTTGTTCCTTATTTGTTCTTTTGGTAATTTTTTTTCGACAGTATAGGCGAGCAACGTCCCGACCTTGGCATGGTCGAGTGCAACGACTGTTTGCTTGCTCATCACAAGCCTCCTTCGTCTTGCTCGATGTAACCACTATCTAGCAAAAATTCGACACACGCCTTTGACCGAACAGATTCGTATTTTCCCGCAAGGACATCGCAGGCAGTAAACATACCAAAACTATACAGGTGCCTGGCTTCGTGAGGATACCCGGATTTCAGGCAGTACCATTCGTAAAAGTCTCCCATGAGTATGTGAGCCTCTAGTGGCCGGTTGTCCCATTCCGGATCCCCCCTGCCAACGGCTCCCCCATTGGCGTCAACAACTTTCAACCACTCCATTTGCTGAGCAGTCGCATCTCTAAGTTCCGGGTCTTTTAGCAGAAGTTCAGCAAAACGCTGCACTTGGGAGAGCCTGGTACTCACAAGGAAGACCTCTGGATCATGTCGATAGATATAATCGACCGCCTCTTGCCCCCCTTCTTCGTAATATGCCTGCAATTCTTCCCGCCAGCCGGTAATATCTTCAAAATCCGCCATGGGTGCTGTGTCCAAATTATCTCAAATGTTACTAATTGTTCCGAAACTCTCTCAGCCCCGCTTTGCGGTGGCGATCAATCCTTCCAGCCCGAAGTTTTTCATGATCGGGCTGATTTCATTGGCATCTATCGCAACAATCTTCTCCATCACGTCTCCTCCCCCGGAAAGGAGATATAGCGCGCATAATTTTCCTTGATGAAGTCTCGGGCCTGTTCAGTTCTGAGTGATGTCAGCCTGCCCTCCTCCAAATCGATGGCCAGCCATGTCGCAACGATCATGTCCCTTTTGTCAAAGCGAACCGGAGCTTTCATCAGGTACCATTTCCTGAAATCGATAATGGTGTCATGAGCCTCGAGCGGGTTCAGCTCTACAAACTCATCATCGTGAACCTCCAGATCATGCTTTTCGGCATAGGCCGCAAACCAGATTTTCTTCCGTAAAGCCTCGTGCAGCTCTTCATCCCCGCGGATCAGTTCAACCATCTGCACGACGTTCTCATATGGAACTTTAATGCCACCGTAGCGCTTGTTGCCGGCAAAGAAGGCCCTGCCTTCTTCCGTTTTCTCAAATGCGGCCAGCTCTTCCCGCCAGCCGGTAATGTCGTCAAAATCCGCCATGGGTCCTATGTCCAAATCCATACCAAATGTTCATCAATTGTTCCGAAACACTCTTGCACACGACAGAAACACTGCGTCTGCTTACGTCCGGAAAAATAACCTTCTCTTTCATTTCGCCCCCTTGTCTGAAAAGGCGATATCCGTCGAATGCTCTCTTTCAGCGTAAGCCCGGGTCTCCGGAGCCGCCAGGGATGGAAGCTCTCCGGTCGCAACCCTGTAGGCTAAGCGCCGGCCGGGATCGAGGTTACCGTCATAGGGGATCTGCGTTTTCATCGCATACCAGCGTTCGAAGTCGTACATGGTTTCGTTGTCCGCCCACGGGCAAAGCTCATCAAACCCCTCATCATCCCGGCCGAAATCCGGATTGGCAGTCAGATAATCGCGCCAAGCACCTGATTTCTTCAGCGCCTCAAGAACTTCCGGATGCCTGAGGAATAACTCTGCGAAATGGAGGATTGTTTCATATGGCAATTTGGGTGCCCGGGGTCTTGTTGGGCTCCACGAACTGTATTTGTCGAAAAAGGCCCTGCCTTCTTCCGTTTTCTCAAATGCGGCCAACTCTTCCCGCCAGCCGGTAATGTCTTCAAAATCAGCCATGGGTCCTGTTTCCAAACTCGTCTCAAATGTTCACCAATTGTTCCAAAGCTCTTTCAACCCCGTTTTGCGGTGGCGATCAATCCTTCCAGCCCCAAGTTTTTCATGATCGGGCTGATTTCATTGGCATCTATCGCAACAATCTTCTCCATCACGTCTCCTCCCCCGGAAAGGAGATATAGCGCGCATAATTTTCCTTGATGAAGTCTCGGGCCTGTTCAGTTCTGAGTGATGTCAGCCTGCCCTCCTCCAAATCGATGGCCAGCCATGTCGCAACGATCAAGTCCCTTTTGTCAAAGCGAACCGGAGCTTTCATCAGGTACCACCGTTCAAATGCGATAAAGGTGTCATGAGCCTCGAGCGGGTTCAGCTCTAGAAACTCATCGTCGTGAACTTCCAGATCATGCTTTTCGGCATAGGCCGCAAACCAGATTTTCTTCCGTAAAGCCTCGTGCAGCTCTTCATCCCCGCGGATCAGTTCAACCATCTGCACGACGTTCTCATATGGAACTTTAATGCCACCGTAGCGCTTGTTGCCGGCAAAGAAGGCCCTGCCTTCTTCCGTTTTCTCAAATGCGGCCAGCTCTTCCCGCCAGCCGGTCAAATCTTCAAAATCCGCCAT